AAACATATGGTAAAATATATGTTTGAGATGGCTACTGATGCTGACTTTGATATGCTGTATGGTAACCTGAAAATGCAGGAGACCATAAAGTTCTGGTCAACTTCTTTCATTCGTGGTACTACGATTGACAAAGCTATCGTTCTGGTTGATGAGTGTCAGAACCTCAACTTCCATGAACTTGACTCTATCATCACACGTTGTGGTGAAGATTGTAAGATCATCTTCTGTGGTGACGCAACTCAGACAGACTTGCAGAAGACTCATGAAAAGAATGGCATCCTGGACTTCATGAAGATCCTGGAACAGATGCCTGAACTCTTCCAGATGGTCGAGTTCAATGTCAATGACATCGTTCGTTCTGGTCTTGTACGGGAGTATCTCATTAGGAAACTTGCTCTAGGTATGTAATGTTCATTGTTGAAAATCACCTCGGTGATCTTGAGTTAGATAAAAAAGAGACCAATGGAATGCGCCTATATAAGTTACCCAATGGTGATTGGGTGCCTTCTATTACTTCAGTCACCAGTTTCTACAACAGAGACGTTTTCATTAAGTGGAGACAACGGGTAGGTGATAAGGAAGCCAATCGTATTACAAAAAGAGCCACAACCAGGGGCACAGATTTTCACGAAGCCGCTCAGGCGTATCTAGAAAACAAAGAGTTGAAATGGGATGACTATCTTCCCGCAACTCAGTTCATGTTCCACCACGCAAAACCTTATCTTGATAAGATAGGTACAATCCATGCAATCGAAAGGACTTTGTACTCAGAGTATCTGGGACTTGCAGGCCGAGTGGATTGTATCGCAGAGTATGAAGGAGAACTTGCAGTCATTGACTTCAAGACATCCGACAAAATCAAACCTGAAAAATGGATTGAACAATACTTTGTGCAAGAGACTGCATATGCGTGCATGTATTACGAATTGACTGGCATTCCTGTCAAGAAACTCATTACAATTATGGTAACTCCTGGTGGTGAGGTTCAAATTTATGATAAACGCAACAAAAGTGACTTTATTAAACTCTTGGTGAATTATGTTAAAAACTTTGTCGAAAACAGAATGGTGGTTAATGGATGACATCAACAAGGCTCTAGAAAAGAAGTTCTTGTGTTCCGCAAGGTTCGCACAGGAGATCGAAGGTATTGTCTCTAACGACAAAATGAGTTATATTGATGCAATCATCTACTATTGTGAAAAGAATGCGATCGAACTGGATTCAGTGCCCAAACTCATTTCAAAACCTCTGAAGGAGAAACTGAAATGGGAAGCTCAGGAACTCAATTTCCTCAAAAAAACATCACGCGCAAGACTGCCCTTATGACTGCGTTTGATTGCTATAGGACTTATCTAGCATTCAAAAATCATTTCACGAAGGATAACTTCGATTACTTCAAGTACGGCGGTAAGACGCGAGCGTCTACCGCCTCTTTCAATAAGAGAAAGGACAAATATTTTTTTGAAAAGATGTCCCGTCAGAAAAAAGACGGAGAGATCGTTGATTATTTCACCGCAATCTTTTCACAATGTGACAATCCAGAGAAGATGTGGATTGGTGAGATCATTCAGGTAGGAGAAGAACAATACCATACTTGGCAAAAGAAAGTGCAGAGTCTGCGTTATGTGTTCCGACAGGAGATGGAACAGTTGTTTGATGGTAAGGACTTCAACTCTGTGTTTCAATGTCAGAGTGGTAGTCATCCCATCCTTGTTAAAGAACATCTGAGAAAAAATGTATCTGTAGAGTCATTGATTATTCTCGATGCTATCCTGTCTTACAAGAAAGATTTTGACGGTAAACTTGATGATTTTGTGTGGAAAACCATAAGTCTCAAGGTTGACAAGTATAAACCGTTTCTGTTAAATAATATCGATACCCAAAAATATAAAGAAATTTTAAGGAGAGTCGCACTGTGAGTGAGTTTTTTAAATCTGATTTCGTCCGCAAAGGAATGCAGGACATCGAGGATTTGCAAGTTGATCTGCAGAGAGGATTTATGCGATTTCCCTCTTTGAATGAAGAAGAACAGCAAGAACAATTAGAACTGTTGGAAACTCTGTTGGAGAAACAACAACTCATGTATACTCGCATGAAACTGTCTGACGATCCGAAGGCGCATCAGATTGTAGAAGATATGAAAAACTCTCTTACATTACTTGGTATGCCACCAGGCGCATCAGTAGAACAGGTGTTTACGAATATGAAAGAAACTCTGAGAAAAGTCCGTGACGGAGAACTTGACGCCTCTGAGGATACGTAGTATTATTCAGGGGTGTTCACAACACAAGCCAAATCCAATTTAATCCATGTCTTTTTCTAATCTTAAAAAACAATCCAACCTTGGTTCTCTGACTGCCAAACTGGTGCAGCAGGTGGAAAAAATGAACAAGACTTCTGGTAGTGGAGACGATCGTCTCTGGAAACCTGAAGTTGATAAAGCTGGTAATGGTTACGCCGTTATCCGTTTCCTGCCTGCCCCCGATGGTGAAGACCTGCCTTGGGCGAAACTCTACACTCACGCCTTCCAAGGAACTGGTGGTTGGTTTATCGAGAATTCTCTGACCACTCTGGGTCAGAAGGATCCCGTGTCTGAACACAACTCTCAACTCTGGAACTCTGGTATTGAGTCCGACAAAGAGATTGCTCGTAAACAGAAACGTAAACTCTCCTACTACGCCAACATCTATGTGGTGAAGGATTCTGCCAATCCTCACAATGAAGGTCAGGTGTTCCTCTACAAGTTCGGCAAAAAGATCTTTGACAAGATCACTGCTGCAATGCAACCCGAATTTGAAGATGAGGATCCTATCAACCCCTTCGACTTCTGGGTTGGTGCAAACTTCAAACTGAAGATCAAAAAGGTTGCTGGTTACTGGAACTATGATAGTTCTGAGTTTGATCGTCAGTCTGCACTCCTTGATGATGACGATGCAATGGAAGCCATCTGGAAGAAAGAATACTCTCTTGCAGAATTGGTTGCTCCTGATCAGTTCAAGTCTTACGATGAACTGAAGAAGCGTCTGGACTATGTTCTGGGTAATGCACCCTCCCGTAGTCGCGTCAATGAGGACCTGGAAGACGAGTCTGAGGGTCGTGGATCATTCACCCCAGACTTCAAGTCTTCGACGCCTCCTGCGTCTTCTGACGGTGGTTTCAATGACCCTGATATCACACCCTCCAATACTAGTGAGGATGAGGATGATGCACTGTCCTACTTTGCCAAACTTGCTGAGGAGTGATTTGAAAACCGCTTTTTGATTACAAAAAAGCGGTAAAAAATTCTCCGGCATTTTTCACGCCCCAGGGTCGCTTTATCGAGGAGCAATGATTCTGGGGTTTTCTGTCTTCTTAAGGTTATCGTCAATATATTGACTTGAAGTCTCATACTTCATATTTTCCTTATTGTCGCGGAAAATTATTTCTAAGTATTCCGGTTTTAAAATATCAATTTCACGTTTTGCATCATTTAAATTAATTTCGTGTTGTTGATAATTAACAGAGATAATACTACTTACGGTTTTTTCAACACCACCATCAATATAGGTGACACTATGATCAGCATCAACAAAAACACCTTCAGGTTGAATTAATTTGTTTTGACTATCAAAAACTTTTTTAGTTTCATAATGATGAATATGTGTTAGTTGTTCATCGGTGTATTTTTCACTCAGATAATTGAACAAATCTGCATTTGACATTGGCCACTGATCTCTAACATTAGTAATGTTATTTGTAATCAGAATTACCCAATCAAGATCAGGAGTGCCATAAACAAACTCAGCTACGTTATCGGGACGATGATCACCCTCAACATTATATTGATCAAACAAAATAAAGGATTCTAAAACGTCCTCTCTGATAACAGAACGTCTGAAAATATTTCTGACTTGTGTATAGTCATAAATGGACTTCCTATCGTTACCCAGGTATGGGTAAAACAGTTTTGGAAACTGTCTGAAATAGGTATTTTTGCTTCTGTTGTTTCCTGAATACGTCATTAGTAACCTACTCCATTGAGACCGCTTGCATATTCGTTACCATTTGCGAATGGACCAACTGCATAATCACTATCATAAACTGGTCTAAGTTCAGTGAATTGGAGACTCATACGAACTGCAACTGGTTGAGAGTCCTCATAAGCACTCCAGAACCCGTCAGGTGCATAATCTACAGTGATTGTTCTTAGCGCCATATCATGGAATCTATTCAAAATCCCTGGATTACTAGGTGTTTGGTATTCTAATGTAAAAATGTCGGGTGTAGCTAGTAATGCTTGGCTTTTGTACTTAGGTGCAGCACCCTCCTTAAAGAAACGAATAATTTTTCTAATTTGTTCAC